TTTACGGTTCCCTTGGGAGGAACTGTTGGCATACCAGACAAATCTGTAGGGTCAACAGGAGATGGGAGAGCAACATTGGTGGTGTCGCTTGGTTCATATGATCCCTGAGAAGCCTTATTCTCTGTATGGACTTCTACCTTGGCAAACGACAGATCATCATTTGCTTTTGTAACAGAAGTTGTTGCCGATGGGATAGAATGGTAGGTTCCAACGATAATCGGATATTGTTGTTCCGCATCTTGGAACACGACCATAACCCATGAACCAGGGATCAACCCTGAAGGTGAATGCCCTATTCCAGAGACCGATGCAGAAGTGTTTGGCATGAGAACCCGACTCCATACCAGATCTTCTGTGGGAATCAAAGCGGTGTTGTCTGTATGAAGACCAAATACACGCACCTGTACTCGGCCCAATTTCATGGGATCATTGACATTTTCTACTACTGCATCATATATCATTCTTTGTAATCTCCCTTTTTCAGACGCCAAACAGAATTATCACGGCCATGTACGCTTGGATTAAAATCTCTATTTGTCATCTTAGTCAGAAATTCCTTGGAAAGATTAGGATGCATTGACGCGGCAGAATAGTCATGTGGTTTAATATCAAAATGATTCAATACGGCTTCGATATGATGAGAACCGGCGTTGTGGTTATATATGACACCGGTCCTAACTAATTTATGTCCGTGATTTGAATATCTATCCAATAATTCCGGATTGCTTGTATTGGTAGCCAGTGCTTCATGGACCAGCCAGTCATTGCTTTTTGCTAACATATCTTCATGATCCGGATGTAAATCGGGGTGATGTGCGATTTCCCTATCAATTTCATCGGATGATCCAATCATTCTATCCACATGATCATATGAACCATATCTAGCTAGGAATTTTTCTTTGGGCGATATGTAACTCATGCGGGTCTCTTGGTAAGTGAATCTTTGGATAGGGTTAACATCATGGTATGGCGTTTTCTGGTAAAATCATGTACAATGGAAGTGATCAGATATCTACCGGAGAAAACTGGATCCAGTGTTGAATTGGTATTGTTGGAATCTGGCACATCACCAGAATACATATAGAAATCGGTCGTTTGACCAACTGCCACGTGCAAGGATCCGGCGACTTCGATCTGAATCTCAAATGCATTGATGGACCCCAATTCACCCAATCTTTCCTGAAACCATCTCTCGGAATATTCATCCTTCATACCATTTCTGGTATATGTCGGAGTGATATTACAGTTGAAAGTACCGTTGACACGTCGAGTGGCATCGCCAGAACCAAAAGGAAGATTATTCAGGCGAGGTTGCTTGTCGAACATCTGTAGAAAATCCAGATACTTATACATATAGGACTTTCGAGTCGGATCAACATAGACCACATTCGATCCATATGCACCATTTTGAATCTTTTCAATATAGTCAATTCCTCTATCGATGAAGATTTTCTCTACCCGTTGCATAGCAGCCTGAACATCAGGTTTGGGGTTTGAGGAGAAATAGAAGTTCATCACCGGTTGCTGACCTTTCAGTGCAGCCAGGGATGTGAAGTAGAATCCGAACTTATTCTCGAAGAACATATAAGAAGGAGACTTCGTGACTTTCGATATAGCTCTTTGGCAAAGATATTTCATGCATTTGATCGGGGGCCAGTAATTGGCAATATATGCCAAAGTACCTTCGGATTCTTCCACCACGATTTTCTTATTGGTGGTGAGACCTTCTTTCTGAAGAATAACCTTGGCAATATCGGACGCGGATCCTTTGTATGATTTCGACAGCTTGAGATTCATATCTCGGATAGCTTCCGAGGAAATGAATGACAAAGTATATACAAATCCACGCTGACCCTTTTCCATGAAGTCTTTTGTCTTGAACAGGGAGAACGTCATATCCTTGTAGCCGAATTCGCCATCAGGGGATGTCAAGGAGATTTCCAGAATCTCTTCCCCCAGGATAGGAAGTTTCTGATAGAGACCTACATGATCCTCTATCATGATGTCGATTGTCAAGAAAGGCGCAAAAATATCTTCATAGACGGTTACGTCATGAATCAATTCAAGAATACTGATTACCGCACCATTATAAGATGTCAGATCTGCCTTGGTTAGGGAATAATCACCGGCAAATGCTATATTACTCATCCCTGAACCTCATTCATGTACATTGTAACAAAGTCAGTCAGGTATTGCGCCCTGAGAACCTTGATCTTGCGTTTCTTCTCGTTTTCCTTGGTCATATGTTCTATATTAGTTACGATCACAGCAGGGGTATAGAGAAAATCAACCCATTCACCGGGATTTGTGGTGGACTCATAGTGATGAATAGCATCTATATCACCATAGATCTGAGCACATGCTTCGCGAATCACGTAATCTTTCTGTGGAAGGTCGTTGACCGGATCCTTGATTCCATTGATATAGATCAATACCCAATGGTATTCGGTTGAGCCATAGAAACTATATGCCACGTTTTCAATCTTTTCACCGTCCGAAAGATAATAGTCCTCAAATAGGGAAGGATAATCTTTCGGAGTGAATTTCATCTCAATTGCATTGATGATGTCGCGGACAAAGATATTGTCGCCGTCATTTGCAAATGTTGTGTATTTGAATTTATCAAAATATGGCATGATCAATATCCTGCTGCGATTCTATCGCGATGAAGAGTTTCGAGTTCTCTGAAGTTCAGGGACATCGTACATTGGACCGGTTCGCCGTTTTCCAGAGTATGGAAGGAACCACCGGGGGAATAGTTGATATTCACACTCTCCAGAACACAAGAACTGATTTTGTTGAGGAATTTGTTCTGTTCTTCCACGCCATCCTTGACAAAACCATATTCAATGTCGAATTCAGCCGGATAGGTGTAGAGATATTCCATTGTCCCCTGGATCACTTCCGGAGCCGAGAACAGACGGAAAGCCTGAATGATATTGGCGACTTCGATTGCTTCAACGGAAGATTTTGGAGCGAAGACATATTCAAATGAGAATGTTCTACGTTCGATGGATTTGAATAACAGATCGGTCTTAGGATTTACCGCAGTACGTGTTGCAGATTGAACCAGATCAGACCCAGCAGTGGCAACGGTTCTGGCAATCGCACCGATCAGTTTCTTTCCTCTATCGGCAGATGCGGCTAATCCACCATTGGACATCGAATCTACAATATCTTCAGGAGAACCAACAGTTTGCATGATATCTTGAACCAGATTGGAATAGTTATCCCAGTTTGTTCGTTGACTGTTCGTAATGGTAGCCGGAGTGTAAAGAGTAATGGAAGTGGAAAGTCTCTTCAGTTTCTTGTCGATCTTGACTTCCTTTGCAGCCATGTATGCCAATGTGCCACCAGCAGCGGCACCTATCGTTGTGTCCAATGCTACGATAGCAGCTTTGGTGGCAGGATTACCCTGGAATCCTTTCAGGTTAGCCAAAGAAGCCTGAACACCCTTACTCGCACCCCATGCGGCACCGGCAGTTGCAGCCGATGCATTGAATGTATCCTGATTGATGGGACGTTTGCGAAGTCTATTCTGGTCAGTCTGATCCACATTCCCCAGTACGGTTAGTTTCTGGGAAGTGAACATGCGCGACTCTTCGTCCAGATTGATGAAGAATCTGACAAAATGGTCTGATTTATTGACCAGTGGATAGTTGAGCGGTTTACTCAGATCATACTTGAACCCGGTAGATCTATATGATGGTATAGATTTTTCCTGTGGTTTAGCATCTGTTGTAGTCGTGGTTGTTGCCATATTTCTCTCTTGTATAAGACTCTACTATTTAAATAGTGGAAACAAAACGAAGAGGAATTCATGTTTCACTATGTGTACAAGATTACAAATAAATTGGATGGCAAGGTCTATATCGGAAAACACTCCACTACTGATATTAATGATGATTATTTCGGGTCGGGTTTATTATTGGTAAGATCGATCGCGAAATATGGAAAAGAAAATTTTGAGAAAGAGATTTTAGAATTTTTCGATTCTTCTCAAGAAGCATTTAACTATGAAAAATCAATTGTAAATGAAGAATTTTTAAATTCCAATGTATATAACTTAAAAGTTGGTGGCGATGGCGGGTTTGATCATATTAATGGTGAAAATAAGAAATTTTATAGAGAAAAAGCCAAGAAAACGATAGACGAATGGGATCCTGAATATAGACAACATGTCAATACACTGAAAGCTAGACCGGGTAGTCTAAATGGAATGTATGATATTCATAGATTTGGCGAATCTAACCCAAACTATGGGAACACACATAAAAACGAGACAATCGAATTAATAAGAGAAAAGAATAAGCATAAAATTGTAATGAAGGAGGCTGAAACGGGAAAAATCATAGGGTTTATCGACAAAAATAACCAAAATTACATATCCGGTAAATGGGTTAGCGTAAATGTCGGTAAAAAAAGAACATTGGAACAGAAAGAAACTCTTTCAAAAATAAGAAAAAATCAAGGAATTGTTCCGCCCAGTCCCAAAGGAAAATACTGGTGGAATGACGGGATAGTGAATCTTCGTTCTGAAACCTGCCCCGGTGAAAATTTCAAAAGAGGTAGACTGAAATGGTAAAGTACCACCAGGGAAAGTACACCCCAAAAAATCCGAGAAAATATAAAGGAGACCCTACAAATATAATTTTTAGGTCATCGTGGGAGCGTTCTGTACTTTTATGGCTCGATACCCATCCGTCATGCATAGAATTTTCATCGGAAGAAACCATCATACCATATTTCTCACCGGTCGATGAAAAAATGCACAGATATTTCGTAGATTTTACTGCAACGTTTAAATATCCCGACAATTCTGTCAGGAAATTTCTGATCGAAGTCAAGCCAAAATCTCAGACTCAACCTCCTATACGAGGAAAAAAGAAAGAGAAAACGTTTCTAACCGAAGCCATCACGTGGACGGTAAATGAGGCAAAATGGAAGGCCGCAAAGAAATATGCAGCCGAAAAGGGAATGCAATT